TGCTCTCACAGGAACAAAGCTGACTTCCTGCTTCATAGAGGCTGGTTTCGTTTGAGTTCTAAGACCCAAACCAGAGCCTTCCTCTCCACAGGCTTTACATTCGGCGGAACTCGCCGTAGGGCAGTTTTGGTTGCCAGCCTTATTACCCACAGAATACCATATCGCGCATGATAAGTCAAGTCTTCCGTTCCATCAGACTTACTCATCCCCGCTTACTTGGTTTGTGTAGAGCTTGATCCTGCTTGTGTAGATCCTTTAGTATTAAGGGCTCCAGTATTTGGTGCAGTGCTTGCCTCTTTCTGTTTTAGGAAATCTTCAAACAAGATATTAGCTGCACCTACAGGTAATTGTGGGATTGTGTTATCGTTATCGTTTTCCATATATACCTCCTTTGTGTTGGTTTATGCTTATATGAAGCAATGCGTGTGCCAGTGTGGGGACAAATATATTCGAGCTGAGAGGATAGGGAGTGTAGATGAAATAGACAGGACAATGGGGCTAGGCGATTTAAATGATTGAAAATATTATAGAAAGATAGAATGTGTCAGGGTATTTGACATGTCAAAAGTGTAGGCAGCAGTGTAAACTGTCTCAAAATAAGAATTTTTGCCACTAAACAGGGGGAATATAACTGTATCAAAATGAGAAAATTTGGGTGGGAAAACGGGGAAATTGTTTTGTGATTGTTGTTGAGCTGTAGGATGTACAGAAACAGCACCAACAACTTGTTGCCCTACTTACTAAGCTAATTACGAATAATTAGCAATAGTTGGTTTTTTTCTAAGAACGTTCCTCCTCCACCATCATTTTTAAGAAATCAGAGCACATTTTAGCAAGTGTAACCATACCATACTTTGTATACCCTGCTATCTCCCCACCAAGCCTACCGCTCTTCCAAGAACCAGATCGCAAAAAATTAACCAGCGAGGAATGGTGTGGGTTATCATTTGGATTTGATGGTAGGAATCCTCAGTCTTTAAACTGGGGAGGATGTCAATATTTTGGGTAGAGTACCCCGTGGAAAAATTTTAAGGTATAGAAGATTCTTTTTTTTTCAGGGAAACAATACCCACTCAAGACGCTAACGCGTCTTTCGGAGTATTGGAAAGAAGCAACTGCTGCGAAGAAGCATAACGGCTTAAATACGCTTAACTATCTACTACTGAATAAAACTAAAAGTTGTAAACAGCTTTCAGAATCTAAATTTTTATGAATCTTATTATGTTTCTAATTTTATGTTTTTATTTTTATGTGTCGATTTTTATGTTTCAACAACCAATGTCAACAACTATGTTCATTCCTATACCCTTAAAGGAGAGGAGAGCCAAGGATGAAGAATTAGATTCCTAACATCATCATTCCGTTCCTTGGCTCCCCCGAAGGGGGAAGGAAGCCAGGGGAAGGAATAGGATTAGGAACATCGTCATCCTGAACATCATCATTCCGTTCCTTGGTTCCCCCGAAGGGGGAAGGAAGCCAGGGGAAGGAAGTGTGTACCGGAATACAGTTTCCAGATCTTGGCTCCCCCGAAGGGGAAAGGAGATTGGATTCTGGATGCCAATATCCGAATATCGATACGTTAACACAGATTCCAGAACATCAACAATCGAGCATCGTCATTAGGGGATATTGTTTCCGTTCCTTGGCTCCCCCTTTTTTAAAAAAAAGGAGATGGTCTTTAGACCACAAGATTCGGATATTGTGTTCTGGATACTGTTGGAATGAATTAGTAAGATTGTGAAATTGTCTTAAACAATGATATTCAAAATCATCATTGTTCGTGACATTGGTTAACTTAAGTAAATAAATTGTGTTGTTTGGACCATCGTTATCTGCTTGATTGTTTCCTAATGACTATATCCAAATATTGTATTTTTGATTCTAACACCTCCTTTCTGTGTTGTTGATACATATAAATCTAACTACTATGTTCAAGCATCGGACAAAACTACGAAAAGCGTCCTGGACTACTAAATGGATGCATCGTTTTTATGAATATAAGTTATTAGAACAAACAAGCCGCCGACAACGAAGTTGGAGAGCGTCCGCTGTTTTTAAAAAGAAAAAGAAAAAATAAAAAGCCCCACTACCTCTTTTGGGTCAATTTTCAAAAAACGCATTAACCCATAAGAGGTATCCTGAAAATTTTTTCTAGGAGGTCAGCATCTTTTGGCTACAAGATGCAAGAAGCACGAGTCACGCTTATGGGCCCAAAAATACCCATAGGAGAGTTCCTTGCCCCAGGGAATTGCACCCTAGGATTGGTTACGCATGAACCTCGATCCCTCTAGGACCGCCTCCCGTCTCCAATGCGAGAAACGATCACGGGCCTTGTTTTCGAGACTATTACCCTGAGAGATTGTTTGTTTACGACGCCTAGAACCGCCGTTTAAGGTGATCCGCTTTGGGTTTATTGTTCAAACCCGTGCACTTTTAGTTCGCTCCTCTCTTGACTTGTGCTGACAAAGCCCTCGTCGTTATTTGTTTAAGGCATACCCTATCTACGTCTTTTGTAAGTATGCGGACTTGTCTATACATATTATATCCTAGAATGAGACAAAAAACAAATAATTATTTTCTTTTTTTGTTTTTTTTGTTATTATGTTTATTGTAGGAGGTTGTATGGATAAAATTATTGAGGTTTACACGGATGGAGGGTATAGGCCGCTACAAAGGGTAGGGGCTTATGCTTTTGGCATAAAAATAAACGGTAAGACCCGTTTTGAAGCAGGCATTAAAAAAGGCCATAACCTAAACTCTAACTATGTAGAGTTTACTGCCTTTGTAGAGGCTATTAAACACCTAAAGAAAAAAGGCATCCTTAATAAGAGGGCTAATATCGTGGTCTATACCGATAGCCTAAACTTAAAAAACACATACGATGGGCTTTGTTTTTTTTACAGCTTAAAGTCCTTGAGTGCGGCCATACGAAAAATCAAAAAACGTTATGGAACCATGATAGAGGTTGTTTGGGTGCCCAGAAATAGTGTGTTTGAGCAAAAAGTATGCGATTTACGATGCAATATGGCTATGGATCACGCTTTGGTTAAAAGGTAAAGTTTAATATCAAACCGCCACTTTGTTCGCCAAACCAGATAAAAGTATCATTCCTAAAAATAGATATAACTATCCTTTTTCTTAAAAGGACGTCGCTTCCGTAAAGTATAGGGCCGTATAAATACGGAGGAACGGTCGATCTGATGGCCGACGAAACATTATGCTCTATATTTTGCTCAATTAACCTTACTCCCCTGTCTATACTAGATCCGCCAATAATGGCGCCCCCTACACGATAACACAAATTGGCTTGCTCTGGATAGAATTGGTATAAATAGGTTCTTTTGGCCTCTATTGGTGCGCAGGTGGAGCCTAACACTAAAGAAATTAAAGCACTTTCAATCATTTTGGTTTTGCTTTTGTTCTATAGCCACACGTGTTGCATTTTTTGAATGAGTAGGGGGTGTCTATTTTGTAGAACACCACTTCTGACATTATGCCCTTACCGCATTGTTCGCATTTTTCGGCATGAAGTGTAGGGCTAACGTCCTTTTTGTTTTTATTCCTTTCTTGCTCGTTCCACAAACTTTCGTTAGCCCTTTGTAACTCGCCTATAGTTTCTATTAACTTTTTTATTTCTAACTTAAGTTTTTCATTTTCGTTAATTAACTTGTTGATTTTGCTCTGTTTTTGCCGTTTTTTGTCTTCTCGACCTTTACCCATACTTTATTCCCTATCAATCTTTTCCAAGTCGTAAATAGCCAGAAAAGAACATGACCACTTAATTGTATTTTGGGCCGAAATAGAAATAGCGATGTTGTCTATTTTCACATAAGGAAATAAAACCAAATCCTCTTTGGTTCTTCTTTTTTCGACTCTTAAAGTAGAATAGGGGGCGTCGAACATTTTTTCAAGTTTAGGTATTAAGTCCTCTGCCCTATACCAGTTTTCTTTATCCAACACCAAAACACCACTCATTGAGCCCTGAACACTTAATTTTTGCGATGCGATTTCTTGAGGGACAGGTATGTCGATCCCATAAATAGGATATTCGTGGTATGATTTGGACCATTGAATAGTTTGTAGTCCAGGTATAAGCCGTTCGTTTAAAAAGACTCTAACGGCCGATCCGGTGAGAACAAAATGACTTCCCGACCCATTATCCATAATTCACCTATTCCTCTATATCGTCAGGGCCCCAAACAATAACCTTTTCGCTATTTTCTGTGCCCCACTCCCCAAGCCCAATGTCGTTTGGATACAAAATATGTATAATTACGCGTATTCCTGTGGCCAAAATGCTTTTAATTAGGTCTATGGCATAAAGCCGTCCAGCAATAATGTCCGTTAGATAAAAGGCATAGTCCCTACCGATTTTATCGGGCATGTGGGGGCCGATTTTTTCTATGAAACGAATGGGCGATCCAGATAAGTGCTTGTTTTTAAAAAAATAATTTGGGGCAATACTGATTAGGTTATTAGCAGGAATGCCGATATAGGGGACAGGACCTTCCTCGTTTTCCATCCCGTAGTTCAAAACGACGTATCCTTCTTGTGGAAAATTAGAAAAATTAACACCTTGAACAAGTCCCGTGTCGCCTATTTCTATGGTATTAGTTATTGTCGTGTTTTTGTCGGAAATTGTGTAGGGCTGGCTTAAAAGGTATGAATAAGGTCCTTCTTGCTCAGGTATCAATTCGATAGGGTTTGGTGTGCTGCTAGAAGTAGCGGTGCCGTCCATCCCAGCTTGTTCTATGACTATATTTAATCCGGACACGTTTACGTTAGTTGGCGATACCACGACACCGACCTTGGTTTGGGCCACTTTTATGGTTGGCGAGTTTACGGTTAGGCTTGTGAAATCCGTATTATTTAACGCAAAAGATAAGGCCTGTCCGACTTGCCATGCCGCAGTCATACCGGCAATGTTTATACGAACAGGATGCGGAGTGGCCATGGGGTCAACAAGGTTTGAGCCTGTTGTGTCGAAATAAACATAGTATTGATTCCCTGTATTTTTGCCTGTGATTAGAAAATAATCACCATCGTTAATTGCTGAAGGAGCGGGGACTGTTATGGAATAAACGGCACCTATACCTTCGGTTTCCGAATATGAATACAAAATAGGTTCATGGATATGGGCCGCTCCTCGCCTATCCCTTCTTACCACCTTAGTCGTCGCTGGAATAAAAAGTTCTAAAGTATTGCTTTCTGTTTGAAATAGGGCTGTATATCGTGGTTTTGATTGTCCAATAATCTCTTTGGGATAAAAAAACAAAGCGCCGTCTGTTGTGCCCTGTGTAGCTGTTTGCGATACAGCTAGTGGGTTGTAAAACTCAATGTACGCAGACCCCGGCGTAGAACCACCTTGAACCTTTGTTACATAAAAAGTTCCTCTGTTTTGGGGTAAAAATGAAGGAGCAAACAAATTGGCGTAGTCCCCGGCTTTAATTTTACCGATAGATGGGCTGGCCCCACCTATCCAGCTAAGTCTGACATTTCCATTTCCTAATGGAAAAAATTGCCAAACCGTTGATGGGCCATTGGTTGTGGGCCTAGGTGAAGGAAAAACAAGTGCGTTTTGTGCCTTTCCTCCTACAACCGCTATCATAGATGAAGGACCTTTTGTTTCTGAAAAAAGGCTTACACAAAAACCGCTTCCTGTGTCCTTGGCAATAGCCTTTCCCGAATAACCCCTTTTCTTTAATTCTCTAGTTATAGCCGACGCAACCTCTTGAGCTGTAGCGGCATTGATGTTGCTAAATTGGCTTGCAAAAAACTTGATTTTAATAACTTCTTCTGACCCGTCAAATTTAATCCATAAATCATCGCCATCGTTTAGTGAGAATGGTTCCAAACCAATACTGTCCACATAGGCCTGATTTAGATCTTCCCCAAAAATAACGCTTAACAGATTATTGACAAGGTCTCGGACCTGCTTTTTGTTTTTAATTGATATACCGATACCTCTAAAAACATCGTCTCCAAGCCCTACCCTAGGGTCTCTGGTTATACCGAAGTCCGACAATTTTGCGTCGAGGTATTGCTCAGAAGCCCTAGAGATGTATAGGTTTTCAGCAACGGACTCTAAAGAAAAAATATGATAAGCATGTGCGGAGGCAATCGCTTTTAATAAGGCATCTGTGTTAGGCCCTCGGATAGCAGAGTTTAACAATGCCCTTAAGTATTCGTATGCTTTTTGTTTGTCGCTATTAGACGGGCCACTCATGTTACAATCCTATTTTTTTGACCGATATATCGGCTACAGGGTCAATTATTTTTGCTTTTTCAAACGGTTGCAATTTAATCAAGTCGTTTTGGTTGTCATATAGCGGAGAGCTGATTGCCACTGCTCTAACGCCATTAATCGAGTTTACGGTAGATATGATTTTGCTTATAGCAATAGATTGACCCATAGGATTGCTATTGATGAGAGCGGCAACTCTGGATCTTACCTGCTCCACAATCAAATTAAAAGGACGTCCTGACTGAATTCTGACATCAATAGTAACTTGCACGCGCTTGATGAGGGGTTCTCTAATAAAGATTTCTGAACCAGCAGCAGCAACTCCAGGGTATTTGACTGGAGAGCGTGGGTCCCCATACACTACACGGTTTACCTCACCAATTAGGCCTGTATTATATTTGTATGCAAAAATTCCCTTGATAAGATTTTGCGGGAAATTTAGCTTGTTGACAGAACTTACAAAAACCTGCGCACTATCGTTTATTTTGTCATATTGCTGGTATGTATTAAAAGTTATGACGGCTTGTTCGTTAATGTCAGGATCAATATGGCAATATAAAATTTCTTTATATCCAACATAAGGATCTTTTTCCATAACAAACACGTTGTCCGCTTGTATCCCGAGAGGTTGTAGGTTAATTGGACTCATCAACCCGTCAATAACAATTTCTTTACTCGATATAACCCTCTTAACTGTCCATACGGCTAGGTTATCAACGCCCAATATATCTGATGAAATATGGAGCTTGTCAGATTGCTGAACAGCATCATATGGCCAAAACTTAATAACAGGTCTTTGACATGAAATTGACACGTTGGATATACCTGTTTCATTTACTCCAGATGGGTTCCATAGATGGATTTTATTTGATTTACCTCCCTCCATCACATACCATGTGCCCTGGTTTGCTGTTGCAAAACCAGGCCCTAAAGTGACATAATCACCCGGCATAATATTTTTTAGATCAGGGGCGGTACCAACACCCGTCCACTGAACAATAATCACGCCATTCACTTTTGTGACATTAAATTGAGAAGTGGCATGGACGTTTGTAGATACTGGGATTGGCGTGCTAGTCAGCTCTTGTTCTTTTGCGTTTTCGTTTTCAAAATAAACTGAGTTTCCGTATGATCGGATAACCCTAAACCTACCTATATTAGTAGGTTCGACACCGTTTTGCGCATAAACCTCCATCGTGTCGCCTTCTTGCACAGATAATTGGTGCGCAAAACTAGTATTGCTAAAGGTCCTGTGCTGAAAGTTTACGACTGTAGCGCCCGGCAATCCTACGTTATTTACATACGATACGTGATAAGATGGGAACCCCGATTGATTGGATTCGATATTTACTGTATTGCCCACGGCCACGGCATCAAGTTCTGGTATAGTATTGATTATTGCGGCAAGGTTAGACGCTGTTTCGTTTGCATTCACACCTACAGGGAAATCTACGCCGGCAGTAAATGAATAAGTCGACGAGGTGATAAACACAAAATCGTCGCCCGAAACATCTGAGTTGTCAGTGATAGTTATGCTAGCGTAGGAGAGCTCTGTTTTCGCATTTGGGTTAAACAGCAAAAGCTGTTTTGGGAGCACGCCTTCCACATAGAATGTTCCGTTGTTTTCGGGTTTGGCCATACCAGAAACAGTAACTTTATCCCCGATGTTGATGTGAGAGAATAGGAGCGAAGATGTGCTGTTTACCGTAAAAAGCACCGTATCGTCATTGTTTTTTACAATCTCTAAAGTCCCTGAATATCCTAAATAAGGATTATTTATGCTAAAGTTAGGAGACGGGCTAGTATCCCCATGACTTAAACATACCAAAGCGCCTTGTTTTTCAATTTTGAAGTTAGTCCCGTTCATAAGCCCCGTGTTAATTCGTGGGCGACCGAAAAGATCTTGCCTTAGCTGCTTAGTATCTACTTCCAAATACGACTCATTATTGAGAGTATCTGTAGTAATAGTTATAAGGTTGGTATCCAAGAAAGAGGTGCGTTTTTTTTGCGGTATAGACGCGGTCAGCTTTACTAGTTGTCCTCCAGCCAGTTGTTTGGCCGCAAAAGAGGATACTCTTGTCATGATATATCCATCTTTCCTGCCGGTAGATGCGACCACAGGGACTGATACTTTATTTGCGGAACCGCCGCTAATAAACACACTTCCTGCCCCACCTATTTTTTTGGTAGTCAAAGAAAGCGTGGTGTTGTCTTGTGTGCTATTAATGTCTGATACAGAAAAAACACCCGATACCGCAGGATTTTTAATAAATCTATAGACCTGTTCGATCGTTGTTGGGACAAGCCTGATTTCTTCGCCATCATTAAACGCATATCCTACGTCAGATATATAGTTAAGTGGCTTTTTTAATACAAATTGTGGAGACCCAGAAATATTAGATGTGGATATGTAGGCTAGGCCGTCTTGTAGGTACAACGACTCATCGCTAAAATTGGTGTATTCGTAAGTACTTCTAGCGATAACTCCTGACCCTGTTAGTCCACCATCATTAACAATGGTAGCCGTTATTAAATCGGTAAGGTTAGCGTCGACATAGTTTTTGATTTCTAAGGCCGTAGTGTTTTGGGCTTGATAAAACTTGAATACCGAAGGAATGACTGTATATACGTTGCTTTCGGATACAGCTTCTCCGTTTTTCCTGACAATAGTAAAGCTGTTTGCGGTAGGGGTAAATCCAACCAGATCGCTTACTCTAAATGTCCCAGTGTTCTTAGGATGAATAGTTCCGCCGCTAGAAATCGTTACATATTCGCCACCAGAAAGGCCAGTTAATGCTGGGGCGGTACCTACGCCGTTCCAAGTAAAAGTGACTTGATCTACCCCAGCTATAGGGGTATTTGGTGCGATAGATATGTTCCATCCGGTAGTGCCATCAATGGAGGTGCTTACTAATGCCCCTGATTTTAAGAAAATTTTTACTTTGACGCTGTCCGCAAACTCTACAGTATGTGTAATCGGTGAATTTTCCGTGGTGGGGTAATAATAACCAACGGATATTTTTTCACCAGCCAATCCCCATGCTTTTGATCTAAATAGCAGTGCATCTTGAGCAGCGCTTTGATTTAGTACCCGTTTTGCCCTCATGTATGCACGGAAGTTAGAGAAGTCAAATGTGTTAAAATAAGTCGTAAGGGGCACGGCAGGCATCACATCGTTATCGTTGGCATTAAAACTGTTAGAGTTTAAGGCCAGTGTCGTATTTGTTTTTATATTTCTAAAAAGGTTGACCTTGTATGTCTTGTTTTGAAAGTCGGAATCATAAATGGATACAAAAAAGTCTTCACTTGATAAATCGAGCGGATAGGCAAGATAAAACCTGTCGTTAAGGCGTATTCTTTTGGTTTGGTAGTTTGGTTTTACGGCTATAGCCCCAGTAGTATAGTTTATATTATCAATAACATTGTTTTTGTAAATGGCCTGCGTGTCTTTTTGGCCATATTGATGTAACATACCTACATAGCCTTCAGGTGGAACGTTCGATAAAACAGACGGTGCCGAATTGACAGTATTGATGGTGCTTAGCGTAGGATTAGCTACCTGCTCGCCAGTAAAAGTCGAATGAATAAATCGAGGAAAGAAGCCCTCTCTTATGCCTGTCGTTACAAAAGCGGTTAATGATTCGTATGCGCTTGCTTGTAGAACTTTATTGAGCCCAATATTTTCTGCGGCCTGATTAAAGTATGGGATCAACAAGCTTCCGACGGTCTCTTTTGTGTAAGATTCTAAAATAATGCGCTCCTCGTCCTCAACAAAAGCGCGAACGGAGGGAACTTGAGTTTCTATTTCTTGTGCAATTTGATATGCATCTTTTGTGCCAGCCCCAATCTCTACACGATAAGGCACACTACTTGTTCTTACAAACACGATACCCGATTTGTAGATAACACTAGATTCTGGCACGGCATTTGTAAACTCAGATGCCGTAACCTCTAATTCAAAATAGTCTTGCAATGGGCCGACCGCCAATACACGGCCTTCA